ATCATTCTATTCTGGCTTGCATAACTTTGTGGTGCTGAGACTCTTATGTCATCTATACTCTCTGCACTACTTGCACTGTTCACTGTACTCTTAAGTTGAACAACAAATGTTGCTGTATATGTATTGTTGTCAGCACCTTTGTATGTCATGTTAATACGCTTTAGGCCAATGTCATCGGGACGTAACGTATATGTTTCGTCAAGGCTTGATCTAAACCATACTCTTATAATTCCGTTAGGTAAGTTGCCAAATGAACTGTCTGCAAACTGTATGCTTATTCTATTGTCTACTAATGACTTTACACTAAAGATATCTCTTATTCCATTTGAAAGATTATTGAATATAACATTTGTTCCAAATACTTCATTAACCTTAGTCCAGTTTTTAATTACTGTTCCATCTTGATTAATTGTTTGTACCCAAACGTCTGTTTGGTTTATATTCTCTGCGTCTACATCAAGTGTGATACCACTAACTGCATCTTGTACATTAAAGTCTTGAAAGTCTAAGTTGCCTTCTTTTAAGCCAAAGAAGAAACCTGTATTATTACTTAATACACCCTGCCCATCATTTTTATATAGGATACTAAAAGCACTTTGTGGATCAGGAGACTTTTCTTCATAGCGTAATGTGTCTGTATTGTAATCTGAACTATATGCATTAAATGTAGTTTGTGTGCCTTGTGCTATACCAGTAAAATTAAAAGCAACTTGGTTTTCTGTATTGTTGAAGTTGTAAAACTGGTTTACAACATTATCAACTGTAACCTGTTTGCGTGGTGAGCCAAATGGATTTGTGCTTGCAAATACAGCATTCATAATATTAATAAAGTTATCTAAATTATCTGCTGATGTACTATTTTCAAAGTTAAACTCTTGCCCAGATAAAGTTGTACCGTTATTTCCAATTATATCTTCATTTGTTTTGACTGAAACAACTTTTACAAAACCACTTGCTGTTGTATTTCTTCTTGGTGTATAGCCTAAGAAGTTTGCAAGTTTATAAACAGAGTCTGTTCTTTCTGCTGTGCTGATAAAGTTATTACGAGCATTAATATCAATTCGGAAGGCAAGGGCATGACCAAAACGTGCGACAACGTCTAATAGGCTTACAAATTCTGCTGACTCTACCCAGTCATTGTAACTTTCTGGATAGTTTTCTCTGATGTATGATACCATGCTATCACGTATCGTATCAAAATCATATGCCTGTAAGTTTGCATTTATGTATGATTCATATACCGCTGTATAATCTTCAGCCGCAAACAGTTTGGTTTGTCGTTGTGCCTGTGCCATTATAGTTCCTCAAATTCTCTATCAAATTTAAGTTCCAGTACTACTGGTGTTGAAGTGGGTATGTAGTTTAGTGTCGCATTTACCTCAATCTTTGATTCGTCAAAGTCAACTAAAATTGTATTCTTCTCAATACTGAAACGTGGATCATAACTGATTACATCAAGAACATCCTGCTTGACTAAGTCAACTGTGATATTATCAAGGGGTTCCATGACATAAAATGGTAGCATACTACCAAAGTTTGGATTTGTCCACTTCTCTCCTTTGCGAATCTGGAAGTGATTCTCAAGGTCACGCTTTGCTAATGCAACTCCTGTGAGTTGTTTAGGCGTCATGGACTGGTCAATCGTGCTATATCCGTAAATTTTTTCCATACTAATATTTATACAAAAAAACCGCCCTATTTAGGCGGCTTTGTTTTTGACAATAATTAATTCATCTGGCCAACTAATATAAGTTTTCCAGGATAGATCTGATATATGTATGGGGATATTTTTAAATTTATGGTTTAATTCGTGATATGTTGGCTTTATAGGCTTTACTTTAGGGCGTTCCAACTTGTTGCCTTTGTTCCAGTTGCAGGTCTTACAGGCAGTAGTGCAGTTTTCCCAACTACTTACCCCGCCTAAGTACCGGGGGAGAACATGATCCACGGTGAGTTCCTGCTGTGGAAACTCTTCTAAACAGTATTGACAGGTGAACTTATCACGTATAAACATATTTCTACGTGAAAACTTTGCTGATACAGGCAGTTTGTGATAACGCTTTAGCATAACAATACTGGGTTTTTGCATACTGAAGTTTGCACTACGCACTAACTCATCATAGCTCTCAAGTATTCTTACTTTGTCTAAAAAATAGACTTTGATTGCAAGTTGCCAGCTAATTGTACTAAGCGGACATAGGCTTACAGGTTGTGCATCAGCATTTAGTAACAATACTGGTTTGCTCATTTTTTAATCCAGGTCCATACTGCTAAATCTACTGGAGGTCTACCAAAGTCTGGCTCTCCATGTTTCTCTTCAGGTAATCCACCAGCCGCTTTTTCTGTTGCTGGTTCAATCAAATATTCTACTTTATCTTTGTAAGCCTCATGCATCTCGTCTACGTTTTTCCAATTCCAATTATGTTGTTGGTGGCCTCGTGCATATAATGCTTCTTCTTTATCTAAATGTAATCTTACTCTTACAATAAAAATACCGCCAGGCTTTACCCAGTCAATTGCCATTCCGAACTGACTAATGATATTATCAAACGTTCCAAAATTTAGACTGCCCAATGCCATAACAACATCAGCACATTCATGTTGGAAAATATTCCTATTATAAACTTCTTCAAGTGACATATTAAAATCTGCTTCAGGATAATCTGAAACATCTAATCCAATTAGATTAGGAATTAGTCCTTTAAAATTATTTTTACCACAACCAATATCAATTACTAGTTTTGGATTTCTTTCATTTACAAATGGAATTAAGTTTAGGCTTGATAAGTTATGCGTAGCCCAACGCTCTTTGCTGTAAGGAGCCCAATCAAAATGTTCTTTTACAGCTTCTATACTATCTAATTTAGGCATTGTTCTCCTGGTATAGTGCCACTATACGCCTCATTCTTGTTTGTGTCATTTTGGGCAGAAACCTTTTTGTTTCTGCATAGTAAACATACTCTGCTTGTTCTTTTGCTATGTCGTTTATAAATCTGTTAGGATATAATTGTCTTATCTTTTGAATACCCTCAGCCTTAATTATACTTCTATCTTTATTTCTACCGTAATCACCAAGCATCATTATCTTGGCTTCACCCTGCCTAATGTTGCGTTGAAAGCCACTTAATATTAGTGCAGAAGCATACCATTGCCATTGTCTTGTTTCAATGTATTGTTGTATTTGAAACTTGCGTGATGCTGTTCCTACACTAAAAATATCTCCAGTGTGATAATATAAACTAAGCATAGCATCATATTGTGTCTGTGTCAACTGAGAAATGTTTCCAAGTATACCTTTAAATTTTCTTTCTGTGAACTTAAATTTATCTATCCAAAAACTAAACGCTTCAGATTCTGTAAGTCCAATATCATTAATTTTTTCTGATGTACCATATCCAATTACAAGTCCACTGCCATATTGATATCCTTGCCATTCCTGTTCTCGGATTAAAAAATTAATAAGTTGTGAACTTGCTTCAAGGTTTTTTAAATCCTTAAGATCATCAACCATTGACTCAGACTTTTTTGTGTATAAGTCAAATTCTATTAGATCCTGTTCTGTAAGTATTGAAGAGAGTTTAAATTCCATTAGTTTGTATTACCTTTTGCAACATTAAATTTCTCTTGTACTCCTGTAGCACCTTTCCACGGATGGTGCTCTGGCACTCTAGTACCTGCACTTTCAAGTACATTTGTGTTTTCAACTAATTGATTCATTTCAATTTTAGTTGCTGGTGTTGGTGCAGGACCATTCATATCAATACGTCCTGCCTGTTCTTTATAGTTACCGGCCGCAATCATATTTCCATTTTGTCCTGCTTCAAATTTAAAATCTTTAGCGGCAAATAAATCATAGTCGCCAGCAGTTGCTTCAACTTTAATTCCGTCTGCACCAATACTTTTAATTTGTACACCGTTGTCTGCCTGCATGTTAATATTACCTTTAGCATGAAGATTAAAATCACCTTCAGCATGATAACTTATATCTTTTTGACTATATACATCTATTCTACCATCAGCGTCCATTTCAATATATGCATTACCATTATGATTTGTAATGAATACAATTTGTGTTGCATCATCCATTAATACTTGGGCTCCGCCTCTGGTGCGTATTCTAATATTTTTACTATTACCTTCTGCATCACCATCGTCCATTGAAATAACATGGCCATCAGATGTTGTAAGTCCGAAAACTCTACTAGGTGACTCACGTCTTGCACTGCTCATACTATGTCCACGTACAAAGTCGTTTTCTAATCCTTGATCAATTAGTTTTTGGCTTCCTGTTGGATCAGCTGGTTTAGTATCTGGATCGTTTTGATCATAAGGATTTTTTTCAGATACTGGTAAAATGGTGCCTTGTTGTGCATAGTTTAATGCACTTGCTTTACCGCCCATCATATGGTTTCTATCAATACCTATAGCACTTCCTAAGAGGTATCCAACATTATGTCTTGATGTAAATGCACATATAACTTCTGTACCTATAGCCGGTGGTTGTGGCCACATGCCGTAACTTTTTGGAGCACCACCCTCTACTGACTCATCTGCACCATACTGTGTTGGATCACCACTTGCTTCTTTAGGACTTGTGTAACCTCCAAATGGTGTAACTAATAAAACATGGTATGGCGCACCACCTGAACCAAATTCAGGAAAGTGTACTTTAATTCTACCAGTGTAAATTGAATCATCATTGGCAACTACTGTGCCAACATATACACCGTTTAGAAGATTAACTCCACCAAGTCCACCCTGTTTAACTTTCTCAGGTGTTCTACTATTTGTACTTTGATATGCCATTATAAATTCTCCAGTTCATTTTGCATTAGGTATGTACTAAAGTTTCTATTCCTAATACATGATAACGTCTGTGTAAACTGTCCGCCTGCTAATTTTTGATCTGCTTTAAAAACTTCATATATTCCACTTGCCGCAGTATCCAACCCACCTCTTCTTTGATTTTCTGTATATGCAACACTTTCTTCTGGTCTATAAGTTAGAAAGGCAATATAGATTGTAGAGTTTTGTAAGTCCTGGAGTTGTACTTCAGTACCTGAGATAGTAGTACCTGTACCCATCCAGAATGGATCACCTTTAATTTCTAATGTCATATTTAAGAAGTCTTCTTCACGCCTTGCCATATTTCTATCATGCATCGCATCTAATGCAGTACCAGTTTCTTCATTTGTATTCTGTGCTTTACTACCTGTTGCTTCAACACCATACTGTACACGTTCAATAGGAATACGATCTACTTCTATTTGACTTAGGAATGCACGTTGTCCAGGTGCAATAGTTGTTGCACGAAGTGGTTGACTAGGCACTTTCATTTGACTTGTTTCAGGATAATTTTGTCCTTGGTTAGGATCTTGTGCAATAAAAAATGTGTTATTTACATTTAGATCAAAACCCATGACTTCAGTATTTTGTCCTGAGTATAACCAAAAGTATTTTTTAACAATACTCTCAGATATTGCTGAAGCATAAGTCTGCTGTTTTTGTTTATTTGTAATGTGTTCTTCTTGTTTCTTTGCGTCTACATCAGGGTGTGTTGAATCTCTGAATAAACCTACTGTAATTGTAATCTCAACTTCTGGAGTGTTAGTTCTAGGATCATTCTTGTCAAGTTGTTTTACTTCTGTACTTGCTCTAATTATTGGTACCTGTCCAATTAATTTTTTCTGTTTTGCTGAATACTGATTAAACACTGGACTGTTTCGTGTAATCATAACTTCTAAATAATCAGCAACGTTTGTGTTTTGATTTATAATAGCATCACGAGTACCTTTTTCATTTTGTGTCATTTTTGTAGCAGTACCAGTATCACCTGTACCTTGCATTGGACTCTCTGCTAAGTTTATTGATGCTACTGATGAGCGGGCCATACCAGCCGCTACTCTCAATCCATGATCAACACGAGTGTCAGCAGTTACGGCTTCTCGTTCAATACCAGCAAGTTCAGGTGCTAATTTAATTTTCCAATGCTTTCTTGGCTGTGGATTACCTTGATCCTGCTTGCTCATGTCTTCTTCATATTTGTTACATGCACGTTCTGTTGCTTTAATAAAATCTGCAACGGTAGTGAAATCTTGAATTTCAACATTTGTATAAACACTTGATTGATATTTTGCCATACGTTGATTGTTAAGTGCAATTATATCATATGTTGTTCCTGATTCAGAAACACTTGCTTGTATCTCCTGAAATACTAAACTATAAAGGAAAATATTAGGATACTGCACACGTAAATCAGTTTCAGGATCTCTACCTACAAACTCTACCTTTAATACATAATTTGCACTTGCTATTGTAGAAAATCCAAATATAGATGATACTGCTAAAATTTTATCAAGAAAATTAAATCCTAATACTTCTTGTAATTGAAACTGTACAACACCCGTAGATGCATCTACGTTCTTTTGTCCACCTCTAATAAATGTTGTTAGGTTTACATTGTCTATACTAAAAACTGTAGTTGCACCAGTCTCTGCAATAATAATTGCATCACCTTTTTGGATAGATCCACTATCGTTAGCAAGAGCATCTGGTGAATTCCACAATGGTTTCTTAACAAGATATAACGTAAGTTTATATCCAGCAAGGTTAACACTACTGTTCCAATTTCCATTTATATTTGTTTTGTACATTATGAGAATTTTTCTGGAACTTGAAGTTCCATACCTGCTTTTAGATCTAGGATAGGATCAACTAATTTGTCTTGATTAAATTCTGCAAACACCCACCAAAGTCTTGAATTTCCATAAAGATCGTTTGCTAGAACATCTGGTCTTTGGTCGTATTTTGCTTCAACAATCAGAGGGCTTGTAACTACATCTGCTTTGTTAGAAACAAGTTCATCTGTTATACTGAGATATTTACCATTAACAATTCTGTTATTTCTGAAATTACTATCAGGTCTATAAATTGTTGTCATTAGATATAACCTTTCCTCAATAAGTCTCCTGACGCATAGTCTTTAAAGTTCCACTCGTCACGTAACTGGCCAGGTGGATGCTGTGGTGCAAGGTCAATACTAAACAATATACTTGTTGGTACTGTTGATGACTCAGCTGGAATATTAACGTCTGGTTGTTTTTCAAAAGATTCAGTTATATCGCCACCGGCATTATCCTGAGTTTGTAATTCATTTTGTATATTATTACCATTTGCATCTAGGTTAGTTACGTCTACAAATCCACCTTCCAAAAATTGTGCCGCTTGTGTTTGTATTGAAACGTAATCTACATCTTCAGGTAAAGTAAAGTTTACACTTCTAACAATTACAGGAATATTGTTAAACATTTCTGTTCCATAACCATTAAAAACTAGAACGGGAGGCGGTGTGCCTGCATCAGTTCTTCTAAGTCCATTGTTATATGCCCCGAAATCGCTCTTAGTTGCTGTGCGTAAAAAATGCATACATGCAAGCATATACTCTGCTTCTGTTAGAGTGTTTGCTGTGAATACAGCAGTCAGCTGAAGTGACACATTAGGAGTCATACTATAAAAGTGTGGTTGTTCAACGCTTTGATTAATATCATATGTTCCATAGTTTGCACTATGATTGACGTTTATTGTTGGCGTATATGGAAATACAATTCCGTTGCCAGTCTTTTTTAATGTTTCTAATGTTTTTTCTAACCATGAAGGATTTTTTGTATATAGTCTAACTTTATGTTCTCCAGGTACACCAGCAATACTTTGTTTTACTCTTGGTCCTCTTGGTTGATTTGTTACTTCTTCTTTAGTGACATTTTCACCATCGAATCCTGTGAATGCACTGCCAGTTGTAATATCTCTATAATTACCATCTGCATCTTTAGATACATTGTTCTTAGGTATTAATTTACCATCAGGTGTAATAATATATTTCTCTCTATCAAATGGAAACTCACCTTTATCAGCTAGTTTGTTCTGAGCATCAATTATTTTTATATGATCTTCAAGTAAACTGTCTTTAATTAAACCTTCTTCATTTAATTTTATCGCCTCTTCTTTTGTGAGATATTTAATGCCACCTGTATTAGGTATTCTTTGGCCCGCCTCATCAAGTTCATTAAACACCAATACTGGTGCTCTATTCGGATCCTTTTCTACATCGATTTGCGATTCGTACTGTGAGCCTGGTGGTGCTTCAAATTCTGAGTCAGGAGCAAATTCTCCTCTACCAGAAAGTGCGTCCTGTTGTCTTGGAGTAATTCCTCCAGAAGGTATGTGTGCTCCACCTGAACCATCAAGTGAACTTCCACTTGCTATAGCATTTTCTTCTTCTGCGGCGGCTATAGCATCCTTATTATCATCACTTGTGCCTTGTCCGCCACGTTGGTCAGTTTTTGCGGCACCTGTATTCTTTACCTCTACTTCTACTGAAACTTCTTTTTTCTCTACATTATAGGTAGATCCTTTGGCTGATTCAACAGGTTCAATTGTTCCTTCGATGATTCCGGATCTATATCTACCTGTGGCAACAGTGTCAATATAGCCTTCATCACGCCTTCTTTTAAGATAACTGTGTCCAGGAATACTACGGCTTTTTGGATAATCATATGGCTTACCGTCAGGATAGTCAGGTGATGTGTTTTGGGAATCTACTAGACGAATATCGCCTCGTGTTGTATATCCTGTTGGAATCATTCTGCCATCAGGATTATCTTTTGTACGTACATCAATACCTGAACGTTTTAATCTTTTAGCAACTAATTTGGCTTTTATATCACGGTATGCAGGATCTTCTTTCTTAACAGTGTACATGTTAAGGCCTGAAATAGTACCTACTACCTTTTTCTTAGTTACGGTGGTTTTACCCTGAGGATATGTATCTGCCATTATGTTAACCTATTTTCAATAAACTTAAATACACGTTCATTCATTTGACCAAAAAACGCTTGGAACACTTTTTTCTTTTCTGCTTCAGGTTTTTCACTTGCCATTGTTTGACGAAAATCTGTTGCACTCATGCCACCTTCATTTACTGGCATTGTTACAAAGTATACACGATTCTCATCTGGTGTCTGTAATTTGCTTGTGTCATCTGGTAATGGTGCAAGTACACCTCCAGATTTAAGACGTCCTGCGTCTTTTTCACTAAATGCAAGTACTAATGCATATTCTGAATCACTTCTCCCTACTTTTACCTGTTCAGGTCTATAAGGTAGTGTGTTTACAAACTTGTCAGTTGGAATACCAAACATTTCATTTGCAATACTTGCCTTTTCTTCAAACGTAAAAGGATCAGTAGTAAAGTCACCAGACTTATGCATAGCCTGTTGCTTTTGCCCAAAAGTGGAGGCGATAAATACATTGTCAGCACCAAAGCGTTGTGCTAAACTCTGGTATAATGCAAAATGTCCTTTATGCATGGGTTGAAATCTACCACCATAAAAAACAGTGACACGATTTGTGGTTGCTTCGGTTAATAAATCGGAATATCGCATTTCGTTCTCCTATATTGTATTTATACTCAAGAAAAGTGCTTGACAATCAATAACTTAGCGTATACAATGTAAGGTGTACAGATAAGGAATAGCAATGGCAAGAAATTACCTAAACAATAGAGACATGTTGTTAGAAATACACAATTCTAAGATGACCTATTGCTACTGTGATGATGACAATTATTATTTTTATGATTTAATATTAGATAATGTTGAAGAAATAACAAACGATAGAATTGAAGAAGCAAAACAGAATAGAGCATCAAGATTACAAAAATTAGCACATGAAGAAGCAGTATTACAGTGGGAGAAGGGATTATGGGATAAAAAACGTAAACCAAGAGCCGCTGAATTTGCTATTGACCCTAATACAATTACTGAAAAAGAACTTGTAATGAGAGTCAATACATATGAACATATTCCTAGAGAAGATAGGAAGAACACACCCAAAACCGAGGCAGATCACCATACAAAGGTAAACTTCCCACCATTTAAGCATTATGCACTTGTTGGTAATAACTGGAAAGAAGTAGTACGGAGCCACTGGAAAGGAGACTTGACAGATGGTCATTTCTGTGTTACACATGGTAAGACAAACGATAAGTTAGCAAAAATGTATCTAATGCTATGCCATAGATACAGTATGCGTGGTAACTGGCGTGGATATACGTATGTGGATGAGATGCGTGGGCAGGCTATTCTTCAGTTAAGTCAAATTGGATTACAATTTAACGAAGCTAAGAGTCAAAACCCATTTGCATATTATACGGCGGCTGTTAATAACAGTTTTACCCGTGTTCTCAATTTAGAAAAACGTAATCAAAACATCAGAGACGACTTATTAGAAGAAGAAGGACTTAACCCTAGTTTTACACGAACATTTAATGCAGAGTGGGAAGCAAGGCAAGCCACAAACCCAAATAAGGAATAAGATTTGCTATTCGATAAAGTAGTGGTCTTTACAGACATTCACTTTGGTATGAAGAATAATAGTCGCTTTCATAACAAAGACTGTGAAGATTTTATTATATGGATGATTAACCAGGCCCATGAACGTGGTATACGTAAGTGTATATTCATGGGAGATTGGCATCATCATAGGGCGACAATCAATGTATCTACACTCAACTATACAGTAAGTAACTTACGTCGGTTGAGTGAAAGTTTTGACGAAGTATATATGATTATGGGTAATCACGATTTATATTATCGTGAGAAGCGAGAGATCCATAGTATTCCAATGGCAGATGAATATGATAATATTCACGTTGTTACAGATGATATACTTGTCAAAGACGACGTTGCCATAGTGCCGTGGTTAGTTGATGATGAATGGAAAAAATTAAAACATGTGGAATGTCGATACATGTTTGGCCATTTTGAACTCCCCTCGTTCTATATGAACGCAATGGTACAAATGCCTGATCTAGGACATGGGCTAAAAGCTGATGATCTCAGAAAACCAGAATTTGTATTTTCCGGACACTTCCACAAACGACAGCAAGATGGCAACGTCATTTACACAGGCAATGCCTTCCCACACAATTACTCAGATGCATGGGACGATGAACGTGGTCTTATGTTTTTAGAATGGGGAGGACAACCTGAATTTGTACAATGGCCAGATGCACCAAAGTATAGAACAATACCTTTAAGTAAACTTATTGACAATCCTGAAAAAATACTATCAAGTAAAACACACTGTAGGGTAACACTTGATGTAGGTATTACATATGAAGAAGCAAACTATATTAAAGAAACGTTTGCACAACAGTATGACTTGCGTGAGATTGCACTCATGCCAGCAAAGAAAGAAGAACATGCTACAGATTGGAATACAAATAATGATATACAAGTTGAAAACGTAGATCAAATTGTACTAAACCAACTACAAGCAATTGATTCTCCTACAATCAAAAACTCCCAACTAATAGAAATATATAATAGTCTATAATGCTAAACATAAAAAATATCACTGTAAAAAACTTTATGAGTGTGGGTAATGTTACACAGGCTGTAACATTTGATCATGCTGGACTGACACTTGTGTTAGGTAATAATATGGATCTGGGTGGTGATGGATCTCGTAATGGCACAGGAAAAACAACAATCATTAACGCATTAAGTTATGCGTTATATGGCAATGCACTATATAATATTCGTAAAGATAACTTGGTAAACAAAACCAACAACAAACAAATGATGGTTACTGTTGACTTTGAGAAAGATGGTATAGCATATAAAATTGAACGTGGACGTAAACCCAATGTGTTTAAGTTCATGGTTAATAATACTGATCAAGCAAACACAGATGAAATGCAGGGTGAAGGTAGAGAAAGCCAAGCAGTAATTGAGAATATACTTGGTATGACGCACAACATGTTCAAACATATTGTTGCACTTAATACATACACAGAACCTTTCCTAAGTATGAGGGCAAACGATCAGAAGGATATGATTGAGCAACTACTGGGTATTACACAACTTAGTGAAAAGGCTGAAATACTTAAAGAGCGTGTACGTAACACAAAAGACGCAATACAAGAAGAAACACACCGTATCCGTGCTAATGAGGAAGCAAATGAACGCATTGCAAATAGTATTAAAGATATGGAAAGACGTAAAAAAGTATGGGCTGATAAAAAAGTCAATGATATCAAGGACTTACAGACAGACTTACTTACACTACAACAAGTAGATATTGATGCTGAAATACAAGCACATGCATTGTTTGAAGAATTTAATAACAAACGTACACAAATTGAAACACTTAATAGTGAAATTGCTAGACTAGACACAAGCATTCAACGTGAACAAAAACGTAAAGACAAAGCACAAGCAGACTTGGATACTACACTAGATCATAAGTGTTATGCATGTGGACAAGAGATTCATGACGAGCAACATGAGAAAATGATTGCTCAAAAGACAGAATTAGTAGAAGAATCGGTAAGGCATCTTGCTTCTGAGAGCGAAATGCTAAATGAATATAAGAGCGCCTTAAATGAACTAGGTGAATTGGGCGATGCCCCTACACTACACTACGATACATTAAGTGAAGCATACGAGCATCAAACAAAACTAGGAGCGTTAGAAAGCAGTATTCAAGAAAAAGAGAATGCAGATGATCCTTACGAGGATCAAATACAAAGTTTAAAAGAAACTGGCTTACAAAACATAGACTGGACAGAAGCTAACAGATTAACAGAACTGAAAGATCATCAGGACTTTTTGTTAAAACTACTAACCAGCAAAGACAGTTTTATTCGTAGACGTATTATTGAACAAAATCTACAGTTTTTAAACACACGTCTTGAGTACTATATAACTAGACTAGGACTGCCACATGAGGTGCAGTTCCAAAGTGACTTAACAGTTAGTATTGTACAGTTAGGACAGGATTTAGATTTTGACAACTTATCACGTGGTGAACGCAACAGACTTATATTAGGACTTAGTTGGGCATTCCGTGATGTATTTGAAAGTATGAATCATCCTATTAATCTTGTATGTATTGACGAACTAGTTGACAGTGGTATGGATACCATTGGCGTTGAAAGTGCGTTAGGTGTATTGAAGAAGATGGAACGTGATAGACATAAAAATATTCTGCTTATCTCTCATCGTGATGAACTTGTTGGTCGTGTTAATAGTGTACTACAGGTTACAAAAGAAAACGGCTTTACAACGTTTAACACAGAGGTAGAGATAGTAGATGCATGATGATGACGATTACATCTCAATCAATACAAATGATGTTACATTAGGTACATATGATACAGTTACAATCCCTTCTGTATCAATGGCTCCAAGCACAATCACACTCAGCATGCCTGAGGAAGATTTGTTTGTAAAAACTCCTGACTACGATAGTAGGAAAGTTAAACAGGAGTTAGGGATTGATATGATACAGGAATTAAAAAGAAGTTTTGGCGAATAATTGGCTTTACAATGGCAAAGAAGTATTGGAACTCCCAGAAGAATGTGTAGGCTTTGTCTACTTAATAACCAATACTACAAATGATAGAAAATACATAGGCAAAAAACTGGCAAGATTTAGCAGATCAAGACCACCACTTAAAGGCAGAAAAAACAAAAGACGATATAAAGTAGAATCAGATTGGCAAACTTACTATGGCTCAAATGATGAATTAAACACAGACGTAGAACAATTAGGCACAGACAAATTTACCCGAGAAATATTATATTATTGTAACTCCAAATCAGAATGTAGTTACCTAGAGGCACGTGAACAATTCTCAAGAAAAGTACTAGAATCAAACGACTACTACAATGGCATTATTCAAGTAAAAGTACACGGCAAAGGCATAATCAAACAACAACTTAACGGCTAATACAGAACCCTACATGCTCAGTTTGATCGGGATGGCTCGATCCGCTTTGAGTTCACAGACACCTGTGTTCAGATTCTGGCGTGCATAATTTAAACAATGAGTGAGCTCTCCTGACAGATTGGAACTCACGGATAGTCCTTAGTCGTTATCATGGCAAAGGATGTTTCTGCGTTGTTCAGCAGTGAGTAAAGTCGTATCGCATAACCGCGACTCCCTATAATAAGGTTTTACTATGATAATGTGGGTGATTCCGAGGCGAAAAACCTTGTATTCATTTTTCACACTTGGCCGTATCAGGCTAAGTGTGAATGAAACACTCGGCGAAAAAGCCGTTATAATATTAGTCGATAAATAACTATAACCACAATAGATATATTAACCGATTCGAAATATACATCGAATATCACGAAGTGATATGAAGATGTGATGTTTGAAGAACATCTGTTAATAACACTGAAAGAAATATTATGAACTTCGATACATTCGTAAGCACCTTTCTGATCTGGACAGAGAAAGAGGTGGAAGCGAAGAAAGATGACGGTTTCCCTATATGTCCCTTTGCACGTAGAGCAAGAATGATGGATCTAATCCAGTTCATTGATGCCCGTTCAAATCAAAAGGAAATGCTTAGAACGTTTGATAGAGAACGTTATGAAATAGGTATTGCTTGGATGGGTGATGGTGAATTGTCTTACGATCTTGAGGCTTTAGCAGAGGACATGCAGAAGGAATTTTCCGATCTGTTCTTCTTTACAAGCACAAATAAGTCAGGACATTTTGTTAGGAATTTTACTAATTGTATTTTTATACAGTTGAAAAAAGACATTCTAGATAAGCGTGATTATTTACATAGCACAAATTATTATAATAGCTGGCCTGCAGAATATTACAAATTAATTACCGGCCTCGAGAAGCCCTAGCCTTTTGTTGTGCCATGTTTGCTTCTTCAGTCTTTTTATTCATTCTTTCAGTCATCAATCTGACAGAGGAAATTGGCATGCACATAAGCTCTGTCCATGTAGTAGCACCTCCACTATACAAAACTAAATCTAATAGGTTTGCTTCAATGCCCTCACGTTCTAAATCATAACGTTCAACAATTTGTTTAATCTCCGTCGGCTGACTAGTGGCTATCAACCTGCGAAAAAACCCGCGATATCTAACTCAATATTAGTTTTAAAAGGCTTACCACATTCTGCACATTGGGCATCCATTATGGTGTCAATGTTGTTTTCACTAAGTTGTTCAACACGCTCACGTATTTGATCATAGTCTTTCTTTGTGATAATTTTTAACCAATCGTAAATATCTTGGTATTCTGTAATAGGATCTGAATCTTTATCAGGTAAATGAACTGTGCTAATACAACGTGCAACTAGCTCAACACTTAGCTCTGCAACTTCCACAAATGTTTTACCAAATTGTTCCTGTAAGTCTTCTTCGCCTGATGCTTCAGCATTAATTAATTGTTGTACAATAGCCTGTTGTTTTACCTGCTGTATCTGTAATCTAGTCCTATCTTCGATAGTGTACGGAGTAAGTTCTAATCCAAAACCATTTTCAAGTTTAATTAATGTTTCGTGCTTGTTATCCTGTACACGGCTTAACAGTATGTTACCGTCTACTGCCATCTGATTAACATGTCTACACTCTTCATTTGTACATTTAATGTCAATTGATAGTTCATTACCATAACTTGCTTGTCTAATAGCCAATAATACAACTAATAGATCATTCACTGGCATCTGTCTTGGCTCAGGAATATCAGGGCAACAACTTTCAATTAGTGCCACTGTAGCCTCGCCATTAAACAGTGCATCAGGTGTTTTAGTAATTAATTCATCTCTTGCACTCATAGCATACACAGCAAGTTCGCCATCTACACTTAATTTTGGTTTAGGATCGTACCATTTACCCTTACTGGGTAAGGCAACGTATAATGCGGGCTTTTTATATGCCGCAATTAAGGGATTCGCTGTCATAGGGTGTTTTCTCCAAATAAATACATTATATATAAATGCATCCATTTGTATTTATGCATTAAATAGGTACTTAATTTTGGACAGTAACGAATTTTTAAATCTTATTGAAATGTTGCCCAAGTGGGCTACTGACGACACATTAATGAGCATTGTTCGAATGGAAGGTCGTAGTCTTCAAAGCCATATGGGCGAAGTCAATCGAATTGCTAAAAAATTAGGTATGAAACAAGTCCAAGTAAACATAGAAGATTTTATAGGACAGAAAAAACGTACACAAACAAGAATTGATAGATTCTTAAATGGTGTTCAAAAAGAAGTCAACTCTATAGGCGGTGCTAGAGCTGTAGATCCAATTAGAGGTTTTGGTGAAATAGCAGAAATAGGTGGCCGTGCTATGGCTGGTGCTGGTGAAGCCGTATCTGACTTTGGTAAGTTGTTTGTTAACAAGTATGCAACTGGTGCTAGAGTTGCTGGTACTACTGCACAATATGCCGGTAAAGGCATCGCAGGCATGGCGGCTTTTAGTGGAGCCCTAGCACCTATAATTATGGCACAAGAGAAAAATCTAAGAGCAATGCTTGAATATGGCATGATGTTTGATAGAGGTTTACCTGGTGCTACTGAAATGCGTGGCGCCGCCGCAAATATGGGTATGAGTGTTTCTGAAATGCTAAAAGGGCTTGATGGTATGCGACATGTATTTGTCAACGGTGAAGGAAGTCTAGCAGACAATTCATTATACTTCAACAACTTCGTGGGTAACCTAGCAAGTGCAAGTAGAAACGATCAAGGGTTTAATCAATTTGGATTAGTAGGAACACAGTTCATAAAAGAGATGGGTAATGTCACTAAAATGTTCTTTGAACAGGGTGAAATGAGTGAACTTAATATACCAACCCGTAGGCGAATTACAAAAACATTTGAAGATACACAAAAGATTGCTTTAGCAATGGCTGAAATGACAGGCATTAATAGAGAACAATTAATTAACTCTGGTTTAGATGCCCAGGGTAGAGATGAAATGAAAGGCAACTTGTTGCGAAACAAAGCCATACTTGAAGAAAAATATGGTGAAGGTGTAACGGTTCAAATGCAACTTAACGCAGATTTCCTTAATGGATTGTTTAAGGAGATGTTACCTGATTTAGCAGATGGCATGGACCAAACACTAACAGGATTTGTTCGTATGTTGCCAACAACTGATAATGTTTTAATGTCAGTACCTCAAGAAATTAACGAAATACTAGCATTGGGTGGTACAGAAGTAACAAAATCCTATGTGTCATTGGTTGAATCACTTAAAGATGGCTCCAATAGGGTTGAAGTTGCAAATAGATTTAAAGAATTTGTTAGACTTGCTCGTGAAATTCCAAATGCTCCTTCTGTGGGAGACGCAACACTGGATTCAGTACTTAGGTTAAAAAATGCGGCCGAAGTTATTCCAGATGCGTTTGTTGAATCAACAAGTGATGCTATACAGAAAAGAGTAGATCTTGCTGATGCCAAAACTGAAGAAGCAGATAATAGTGTAGAAGCAGTGGAAGCAACAAAAGTTGGTATGCGAATGTTACAGCATAAAATTGTTCCAGGGTATGAAAACCTTGGTGGAATATTTGCATCTACTACAGACGAATTGGCAAGATTTAAAAAGTTTTTAGTTGAAGCAGGTGTTATAAAACCACCAAATGTTACAAGTGCAAGTGAAGAACTAGCCAAAATGAATGAGTATAGAGTAGCACCTGGTACAAAAGAAGGACAAGAGATAATAGCAAGTGAAGGTGGATATGGTGGTGTATTTGATCCATACACAGGAGTTACAATATCTGATGACCAGGTAGTTTCTGATAGACTGGGTACAGGATCTAAAACAACATTAACAGGCCCTGCACCTAGTAGAGATCCTACTATTGAAATGGCACCTGCTGAAGTGCCACCAGTTAGGCCAGGTGATCGTGTACACCAGATACAAAACAAAACAGCGGCCATTAGAAAAGGCCCACTAGCAGAGGCATTAGTCACAATACTTAAAAACGCCGCCATAGTTACAGATCCTAATTTAAGAGTTGAAGTTACAAGTGGTGGGCAAATGCCATTAGATGAATGGAAAGCATCTACAAAAAATAAAGACCGAAAAGGCAAAAAATACTTTCTAGATGGACAAGCAGTACGTACAGGATCTGAAAGACATGACGGTGGAATGTCTGCTGATTTACAACTTAGATTAGGTGACCATTTGATTCCTTATACACACCCTAAATTTTTACAATTTACTGAAGCATTTTTCGCATTGGGTGGAAGAGCAGGCAGTGCTGATCATGATTATATGGGTAAACATAGAGGACACTTTGATATAGTTGGTACAGATAAAGGTGGTAGCACAAGATGGAATGCAAGTGCAGGATTTGCACAAGCACAGGATAGTGGACTAATTATGGCGACACGCCCTGAAGCAAATCCATATCTAAAAAGACTACAGGAAATACAAGCGGCACAAGATGAAAAGATTACTAAAAAAGAAACAACTATACAAACTGCCAATGTTACAGACAGTAATCAGAGCTTAAATACAAGTAACAATAGTGTCACTCCTGATGACACATCAAAAACGAGAATGGATGAAATCAATAAAACTATTGCCGCTGAACAGTCTAGAATTGATAGAAGTAATTCTGGTGTAAATGAATACTTTGGTAGAGAAACCAAAGGCAGAGAAAAAAGTTCAGCGATAATAGAAAAGTTGAAAAAAGAGTTAGCAGAAATGGTAGCAATAACACAACAGAATAGAACAAACACCATATTGGAGGCTAACTAATGGCTGACCTACAGATACCTATTGGTGGTGAATTAGTAACCATTCCTGAATGGGCAAAAGAATCTACTTTACAAAGTTTAGTAAGTGTCATTAATAGTAATGATGCGGCTAGAAATATTGTAATCAAAGCAATGAATGTTACTGCTGATGATATTAAAGGATTAGAGCAGGCAACAAGTGAACTTAAATCAGTTGAAAGAGAAAGTGCCTATAATCAAGCACAAACAATAGGTGATGTAGCAAGAAACATTGTAGGCAGAGCTACCAATATTATTAACCAATTGGGAGACACAAGTAAACCACTTTCAAGTATGACTAATATGGCAAAGCAGATGAAAGATACTGTAGCCAATGCAAATGCAAAAGGTGGTACTGCTGAAAAGATGCTCCAAAAGTTTAAGTTTATAAACGAGGAATGGGCAGGTAGATTAGTTAAAGGTTCTGGAATAGCAACAAATGCATTGTTTGCATATGGCGGTTTTTTATCTGCCAAGATTGAACAGTTTGCAGAAGCACAGGCTACTATGATTGATAGTGGTGCAATCTTTATGGATTCTGCTCAATCTTTCCAACATATAAGAGAAGTTAGTTATCAGGCTGGCGTTAGTTATGGCGCAATGTCCAAAACTATTAACAAATACGGAAGAGCAGTACAGTCACTAGGAAATGGTATATCTAAAGGTAGTGTTGTATTTGCTGAATCGTTTAATACTTTAAACAGAGCAAATGATGCATATGGTGACTTTGGACAAACAAGTCAAGAAATGATGGACACATATGCACAGTATATTGATGTAATGCGTTTAACAGGACAGACAGATACACTATTAGCAAATGGCGGAGCAGGTCTACAAACAGGATATCAGCAGTTAATGCTTGAAAATTCTTCATTAGCGGCCGCGACAGCATTTAATAGAAAACAATTAATTGATTCATCATTCGAAGCAGTAAGTGATGCAGATTTTGCAGGACCTAACCAGCGAATCAGAGAAAGCATGGGAAGTCAAGTTGCAGATAATATTGTTGCATTAAAATCAACTTTTAATTTATTGGGCAAGTTACCAGCCGCTGAAGGCGGATTAGGTAAAATTGGTCCAATGATGGAGTCAATGATTACAAGGGCACAACAAAACTTTGAAACAAATGGCAAGTTTACATTTGGTACTACCAAACAGGATCGAGATGTCATACAGGCATTTAATTCTGTAGAAGGTGGAGCAGAATTTTTGCAAAAATTACAGGATGGTATTATTGATCCTTCTGTACAGATGACGAGAAAAGAAATACTACGAGGAATAGCCAACCTTGAAGTACAAAAAGGTTCTATTATGAGAACTGATAAAAACGTTGGTGGGCTTATTCTAGATCTTAACAATGGACTTACTGGATTCCAAAACGCAAATAAAAAACTTGCAACCATGTCAGATACAGAAATGGCAGAACTAGAGAAAAAGACAGGTGAACAATTAAAAGCACAGGGCGGGGTAACACAAGCAGTTAACAGTGCGGCTTCTTTAATGTTACAAGCACAAGAGGCATTGACTCCAAACATGGTTGATATGTCAAGACTGATTAAAAATATAGCAGACGACCTATCATCATCAACTGGAGAACCAGAAACAGAAACAGAAAAAAGAAAAAAATTAGAAGAATTAATTAAGTCTGGTACTGTAGCAGAAAGAATTGACGCACAAGCAGAATTAGAGTCAATGGATAAAGCACCTGTACCAGTAATGCCTATGCCAAAGTCTGGACATAGTAAACGTAATTGGATAAGGCAGTATGGAAATTCACATAATGAAGATGGATCAGTGAAGCAAAGGTTTATTGGTGGATATTTAGGTTCTAATGAAATGGCACTTGTTGGTGAAGAAGGTCCAGAAATGCTTATTACAGATATGCCTTCTTATGTTAAAACCATTAACCAAATGGCACGTAATCTTGGCGATGCAATTAAATCAGACGTAAAAGACGACGGAACAAGAATAGACTACTATCCAGATGGTTACCAATTGATTAGTGATGGTGGAGGTACGAATTTTGTTGACAAAGACGGAAATGTGTTGTATAATCAAAGTCCGACAATACAAGGTTACACGAGAAGAACATTTAGCAAGGGTGATTATATGGAAATGTATAATACAGAAGCCGCCGGTGCAAGTGTTACTGTACATATGTTTAATGGTAAACAAATTGGTCAGGAAATTGCGTCTGGAAATGTTCGTGTTAGTTCAATAGGCGGCGCCCTTGGCGGTGGAGACGTTGGTGGTTCCTTTGTTGAAGCTTCTTATAATGTTGGACAAGGGTTATCTATAACTGCTGAATCAATGACTACTGCTGATGGTGTGACATCAAGGGCTGTTACTGCTGAAAACGAAAATGCAGGTCTTACAAAACCACAAGATTTAACACTAGGTCCAGATGGCGAAGCACCGGGCGAATACATGGCAAATATGATACAAGGTGAAGACGGAGAACTGCCTGAAGTTATTAGACAATTTAAAACAGCATTAAAGAATATGACGTTCCAACAGGCCAAGCAAACTGTTCGATTGTCTGCCGAATATGAATAAATAACATTATAATATAGGAAAAACTCATGAGTTGGAAAAAACATTTTACCAGATACGATACTGACACTAGTACAAGCCGTGCGAAAGCAAATCGCTGGCAGAGCTGGTTGCCTGAAGTGTATTCTGGTCAACCGAACAGAGTAGAGCGTTATACACAGTATGACCAAATGGATATGGACGCTGAAATTAACGGTGCTCTAGATACAATCGCTGAATTCGGAACACAAGAAGACTCTGATACGGAACTTCCGTTCAGAATTAAGTATAATAATGATGCTACAGAAGCAGAAGTGCAAGCATTGGGAACTTCACTAAGGCAGTGGAGTAACCTAAACGAATTACACAGACGTGCATTTGGCATAATGAGATCTGCAATTAAATATGGTGATCAATTCTTTTTACGTGATCCCGAAACATTTAAATTGTATTGGGTAAATCCAGAAGATGTAAGCAGTGCTATTGTAAATGAAAGTGCTGGAAAAGAGATTGATCAGTATATTGTAAAAAATATTGCATTAAATTTACAGGATATGGTTGCTGTAGATACACGTAAATTACAAAATACAACAGCAAATGGAACATCAGGGTATACTACACCAGCAAAATCTAATGCAGGTGTATATCATGGTGGTTATAATCAAAATAACACAGAGTATGCAGTTGATAGTAAACACGTTGTACACATGGCATTGAGCGATGGCATGAATGTAAACTGGCCTTTTGGTAATAGTATACTAGAAAGCGTATTTAAAGTTTACAAACAGAAAGAACTTTTAGAAGATTCAATTATTATCTACCGTGTACAACGAGCACCTGAAAGACGTGTGTTCTATATTGATGTAGGTAATATGCCATCTCATAAAGCAATGGCATTTGTAGAACGTGTTAAAAACGAAGTACATCAAACTCGTATTCCTAATAAAACAGGTGGTGGTACAAACGTAATGGATGCCGCCTATAATCCACTATCAATTATGGAAGATTACTTTTTTGCACAAACAGCAGAAGGTAGAGGTTCCAAAGTTGATGTATTACAGGGTGGTGATAATTTAGGTGAAATTGACGATTTAAAATATTTTAATAATAAACTTTTAAGAGGTTTAAGAATACCTAGTTCATATCTTCCAACAGGACCAGATGATGGAACTGCAACATATCAGGACGGTAGAGTGGGTACTGCATTAATTCAAGAATATAGATTCTCAAAATATGTAGAACGTATTCAAGCAATACTACAATCAGTATTAGATAAAGAATTTAAAATGTTTCTTAAATTCCGTGGTGTTGATGTACCTAGTAGTTTATTTGATTTAGCGTTTACAGAACCACAGAGCTTTAGTCAATATAGAGATATTGAACTAGATTCACAAAGAGCTCAACTATTCAGCAACCTTGAGGGTGTTCCGTATCTAAGCAGAAGGTTTATCCTGAAGAAATATCTTGGATTACAGGAAGATGAATTAGTTGAAAATGAAATGATGTGGAGAGCTGAGAACAACGATATGAATACTCAAGACTTTGATGCCCAGAATGCATTAGGCGGATTGGGTGTTAGAGGCGGAGATATAGAAGGATTTACTCCTACACCAGTAGATGATGCGAATCCTGAAGAAGGTGAAGTAGGAGATGAGGGTGGAGTGACTACATCAGATAGTCCAGTACCTGATGATCCGGGAGGTGATGATGAGGTTTAATGAACTAGCACAGACAGCAGAGGGTGATGAGAGTCATAAGTGGGAACTTGATGATACTAGACGCCCTAAATTAACGCTAGAACATCTAAATAAAATGAGAGCTATGCGTGAAATGGCAAAAGCTGATCATATAGAACAAGTTGGCAACTACAAACAAATGTACTCTGCTAATACTGGTTCTGCAGAATAATACCGAAATAATTCAGTATTTTATTAAAAATGCGGTTTTATTCGCATTAACTATTACTCTGAAGTAAGACATCTTAAATATAAGTGTTATAACCTATAAGGAGATTTAAAATGAGTGCTCAAGATCGTTATACTAAAGTTATTGAGTCTCTTGTAAATGGCGACGAAGCAAAGGCTTCGGACCTCCTACACGAGGCTTTCGTAGAAAAGGCACGTGATATCTGGGCTGATCTAGTAGAACAGGACGAAATCGTTGAAGACGATGTAGAAACTGAACTAGATGAGGAATTCGGCGATGAAGAATCCGGCGATTTCCTAGATGACCTAGAGACAGACGAGTCAGAAATTGAGTCTGAAGAAGCATTTGGCGAGGATGATGACGAGCCAGAAATGGACATGGATGCAGATATGGATGCAGAAATGGAACTAGCAACTGACGACGAAGGCGAAGAAGGCGATGAAGCCGACGACGCAGAAGAAATGGATATGGACGGAGATGCAGACGACAAGATTGAAGCTGAATTTGCTTCAGTTGAAGATGCATTAAACGACCTAAAAGCTACATTTGCAGAAATCATGGGTGACGAAGAGCCAGCTGAAGAAGCTGTCGCTTTCGAATCTGAAGATGATTTAGAAGAAGCAAAGGACGAAGAGCTAGACGAGTCAGATGAAGAAGTTGAGGAATCAGCTGATGACGATGACGAAAAGCTAGACGAAGCCGCTGAACTGCAAAAAATTGGCAAGGATAAAGCTGTACACCCAGTGGATATGCCAGCAGGCGATGACGGAAAAGCATCACCAGTTGGACCAGGTACTGATGACATCGAATCAAACGGTGGACCAGTAAGTACAGACACAAAAAATCCTGCTCCAGTTAAAGTAGCAACAGCAAAAGACATGGGTATTACCCATCCTGGTGATGGTGCAAAGCTAAAACCTGAAACTCGAGGCCATGGTGCTGAGAAAAAAGGTAAGGCGGAGTAAAAAATGCTTATTGAAAGACTTTCATACGACCAAGCAGGTATTGTAACCGAAGCCAAAGACAATGGTCAAGGCGGCAAGGATCTATACATGGAAGGCATTTTCGTACAAGCTAACCAACGTAACCAGAATCAAAGAATATACCCTGGCAAGGAAATAGCAAATGCTGTTGAAAGCATTACTAAAAGAATTAGCGAGGGTTTTTCGGTATTAGGCGAAGCAGACCATCCGGAAGATTTACAAGTAAATCTAGATCGTGTTTCACATTTAATTGAAAGAATGTGGATGAACGGTGACGATGGTCATGGACGCTTAAAACTATTACCTACCCCAATGGGAAATATTTGTAAAACCCTATTGGAGTGCGGTGCAAAGCTAGGCGTATCAAGTAGAGGTAGCGGTGAAGTCGGTGGAGACGGTATTGTTAAAGGTTTTGAAATACAAACTGTAGATATCGTTGCTAACCCAAGTGCACCAGATGCATATCCTAATCCCATTTATGAGGCAATCATGAATGGCAAGCGTGGAAACGTTTTGATGGATGTCGCAAATGCCACAAACAATGATACAAAAGCACAAAAGTATCTCCAGGAAGAGGTACTTAAACTTATTGACAACCTAGACATTAGGAGAAAGTAATGGCAACAGCAATAGAACAACTCCTAAGTTCAGAAGTTCTTTCCGAAGAAGTACGCACTACACTTTCTGAAGCGTGGGAAGCCAAATTGGCAGAAGCACGTGAAGAAATCACAGCAGACCTAAGAGAAGAGTTCGCTAATCGTTATGACGCAGATAAAGACCAGATGGTGGAAGCACTAGATGCGATGCTAACTGACACGATTACAAAAGAACTTAAAGAATTCTCAGAAGACAAGCGTGATGCAGTAGCCGCCAAGATTGATTATCAATCTAAAATGATGGAACATGCAAAACTTCTAGATCAGTTTGTAATGGAAACTCTTAAAAAAGAGATTTCAGAACTACGTGATGATCGTAAATTACAAGAAGGAAACTTCGAGAAGTTAGAAGACTTCGTAATGGAGCAACTAACAACAGAACTTAATGAATTTCATGAAGACAAAAAGGACCTTAATAAAGAAAAGGTTCGTCTAGTGAAAGAAGGTAAAGAAATAATTGCTGAAGCTAAAAAGAATTTCATATCTAAAGCAAGCGATAAATTGTCAAATATTGTAGAATCTACATTAAAGACAGAGCTAGGCATGCTTAAAGAGGACATTCAGCAGGCGAAAGAAAATATGTTTGGTCGTAAGATCTTCGAAACTTTCGCGGCAGAGTTTATGAGTTCGGAATTAGCAGAAGGCAGTACAGTTTCGGAAGTTACCAAAGAACTTGAAAAAGTTAAAGCACAACTTGAAGAATCACGTCAGCAAGTTGCCGAGAAAGAGGAAATGGTTAATAAAGCAGAGAAGAAAACATCTCGTATCGTTGAAGCAAACGAGAGAGCTGAAGTTCTTGCTGAACTACTAGGGCCTCTTGCAAAAGACAAGCGTGACCTTATGGGTAACCTACTTGAGTCTGTAGCAACTGAAAAGTTGAAAGTACAGTACAACAAGTATTTGCCAACTATTTTAGAGTCTGACTCTAAAGCAGATAAGAGATCACAAACCCTAAATGAATCTCAGAAGACTGAGATTACAGGAAACAAGGCACAGCGTCAGGATACTGATAGTGAAGCCGAAATAATTAACCTCCGCAAATTAGCGGGTCTTAATTAATAATCAGGAGATACCAAAATGTCACAAGCATTATTTGAAAATTGGAACGTTACAAAAGACGCTCTAACTGACGGTTTGGAAGGCAACAAAAAAGCAGTAATGGAGTCAACTCTTGAAAATACAAAACAGTATCTTCAAGAAGCCGCGGCAAGCGGTTCTACAATGGCTGGCAACATTGCAACTTTAAATAAAGTTATCTTACCAGTAATCCGTCGTGTGATGCCAACAGTTATCGCAAACGAACTTGTTGGTGTTCAGCCAATGACTGGTCCAGTAGGCCAGATTCACACT